CACTTGCGTGTGTTCCTGTTGAGTGACTTGCCCAGTATACATAGTCTGATTTTACTTCTAATACGTCTTTGTAGTAGTTTGAAGCACCGTGAGCGTCTTTACCGTCTGAAGCACATGATAAGAAACCAAATGTTTCTAATACAGTGTTTGCAGTACCTGTAAATGTTCCGTCTTCGTCTATAACTACAACGTGAATTTCGTCATCGGAACCACCAGCAGCTGTTGATGTTCCTGATTTGCCTGGAGCTTTACTGAATAAACCGTAGTGTTCCCAATATCTATCGATATTAGCACCGTTTGCAACTGCAGTTGTTAATCCAACTCCAGCAGGTTGATCCAATGCTTCGATAGTGATTGTTGTTGCTGAAGGAAGAGCTAACACTCTATATTGAGTGGTGTGCGTTTGTGGAAACGTGATTATATCTCTTAATGTGAATACGTTCGAGGCTGTAACTGTAATTAAAGTTTGTCCAACTGCTTCTGCACCACCTGTAGTGGTTACTGTATTGTTGAAGTATGCATCACTAGATGCACAAGTCGAAACTTTTAATGAATTACCTTTAACCCCTGCGTATTTTGAAATGAATTTTCCAACAGTTCCTGCCTGTCCACCTGCTTTATATGTGTTAACATAGTCATCATGATGTTTAAGTAAAGATGCCCCACCACTTGCGTTAGCAGATTTTAAACCATTTGAGTTTATTCTTACTACTCTGAGTGATGAACCGTACTTTAGGAAAGATTCCGCTGTGTAAAAATTCTCTGCACCTGCATCTGTATTTACAGGTTGACCAAATGTGTCTACTAAGCCCTTTGAATCTGAAACTGTTATTACTTCATCAACAGGGCCCCATTGAAATGAACCAGCGAATGCACCCGTAGTTGTAGAAACTGCTGGTACAACATTCGTTAAGTCAATCTCGTTGACCTGTACGCCTGGTGATACTTGAAATGCCATACTTTTCTCCTGTTAATGTAAAAAGTTATTGTTTACTGTTTTATTTATAACAATACAGTATCTAACACACCGATTTACATTCTCTATTATTTATGTTCCTTTAACATACCACCTATCTCCTTCGTCATCAACGAATGATGTGGCTTCGGGTGTCTGATTTCCAGCTCCAAAGATACCTGCAGGTAGTAGGTCGTTTTCTATTAATTTTTGCTGTTCTGCGTACAAAAGGTCTTTAATTTGATGGTTGGTTAGGTGGTGAAAATATTCAGTGGTAACAAACCAACTGAATAGTACACAATTCATTACTAAATCATCATGATACCCTTTTGCCGCTTCAAACGACATACCTTTATTTATGAATGTCATAAGTTCAGTAATGGTGTTTCTATCGCATAATGAGAGTCTATTTTCTTCTAACAACTCTTTTAACGTAGAACACCCTATTCTTTTAATTTTCTTGTTCATGGTTACACCAATATCTTCAGTTTTGGTCATACCTTGAACAAAAACATTATCATATTCTATATCGAAGTGTAGTTGTGTTGCCACCATACCACCTTCTGCATTGTTCTCAATAATTACTAATGCATTGTTATACGCACTTGCATACTTATTTATAATATCAGGTAACAGCATGGGACTTATCATACTGTTTCTATACGTTGCAACCTGTTCAAAAGGTTGTGTTGAAATGTCAAATATTGTAAAGGTAGAATAGTCCATACCCCTTCCCTTTGCAACGTCAACCGTACAGACGTATGTGTGGTCTTCTGCAGGTTGTTTATACATGGAGAAGTCTTCCTTACCCCATTCTGCATCTAATGCTCTCATACCCAACAAACAATTAGAACTAATAAGTGTATTACCCGTTCCTAAGAATGAGTTCCCATACTCTTGTTCGAACTGAGTTTCCGAAGTGTTTGCAATAGTTTGTTTCTTCCACTTTGCATCTCGGCCTGGAACATCGTCCCAATTAATTGTAAATTGTTTATATTCTGATTGTTCATGGACGGCACTTTCGTATATCTTATAGAACATATTACCCACACCATTCGCAGTAGAAGTAATAATAACCTTTGATTCTTTACCTGATGTTACCACTGGATATGTCGCAGTATAGAATTCCTCTGCATTTTCTACGAATGCAAACTCATCGAGGTATAGTAAGTTAATTGAAAGACCACGAATCGAACTTGAAGACGTGGCGGCTGCAACCAGTTTACTATCATTCGCAAACTCTATGTTACCTTTGTTTAGAATCTTAACCCCAGGCTGTAAAAAGAATGGAACAGACTCTAACATCGTTACGATACGAGCAACCATTTCTCTTGCGATTGCACCTTTGTTCGCAAGGATAGCAACAGTAACTTCAGGGTGAAACAGTAAGTACCATATTAGATATGCACAAGAAGTGATTGATTTACCCGACTGTCTACTCGCAAGAACTACATTGAATCTATTATCATTAAAGTGTTGTATTAGTTTATCTTGATACCCACGAAGTTTAAAAGGAATCATACCTTCGTCAAGAGATATGATTTGGGTGTAGTTCTCAATAAAGTGTACTGGGTCTTTGGAACACTTAATGTATTCACTCAACTCTTCTTCTGTATACTGAATATCTACTCCAGCCTTTTTAATTAAGGTATTACCAAGATACCCCTCATTTTTCGCATCAGTCATTATTCTTTATTTTTCTTCAAGTATTTTTGCAAGTCCGAAGTACTTCCCACATATAGGTGATTGTGTTGTGTTTTTAGATTTGGGTTTTCGTTTTCTAGTTCTTTTACTTTCTTTTGTAAGTCTAGAAGTTTCTCTGCAGTATCACCAACTGTCTTTATAAGTTGTCCTGCGACCTCATATGCACGAGGGTGTTCTGTTTCCTTACATAGGTCTAATATACCGTCTATTGCATCTTGTCCCCGTTCTACGAGGTTATAGAGGGTCTCACGACCATATTTGTAGTCGTTATCAACCGACTCTGCACGTTGAAGTGCAGGTAGTTTAACTACTTTAGCTTCTTTTTGTATATCGGTAGAAATATCTAGGATTTCATCCAATTTAGAATCAATATCTTTTGCCATAATTTAACTCGCATCTTCTGTCTGATTGTCTGAGTATGTTTTACCCGTTCCGTCATCATAGAAATTCACTGTTTCTGCAACTACGAAAGTATCTTCAGGGTCAACAGACCCAACAAACTTAAGTGTAGTTGGTCTTGTAAGTGTTATTGCACTTGACAATACAATTGTCAATTTATTATTTGCAATACTACTAACTGTAGGATTCGTTGCATTACCTGTATCGAACACTTCGTCTCCAACACTTATAGAACTATTTATTGCACTAGCAAAAGTAACTGTTGTACTTGAACTTTGTGCGCTTGCAACTTCTCCGAATGCAGGTTCATAGTGTTTAACTTCTTTCACTAGTCCTGATTCTGTTATCTGCGTGGTTGAGAAACCTTTAGTTACATCAGGATTAATGTATGTTCTTTCGATAACGTTCTTAATAATCTTACCGTTGTAGATTGGCCCGAAGAAGTATAGTTTCATATCAAAGGTAAGTGTATGTTCTATAACCCTTCTTTCTGTAAAGTCTCCCTCATAGGTATCTGTCATTTCTACACCTGTAAGTGTAATTGGTACATCTCTAACCTCACTCATGTCGTCTATTATCTTCATAGACACTGTATATTCAGGCTGGAAATAAGGAAGTATCTGTTCTACAATTTGAAGTCCGTCATTAGCTTGTTTTGCAAGAACACTAAGTGTAAAACTTATTGTATAAGGCGCTGGTGCGTATTGAAATCCCCGATTAGATTTATCTGCGTTTAGTCCACCTTTTTCTGTTCGGATTAGTTTATTTTGTTGTCTATCTGCATCATACTGGAATCCAGTGATTTCAAATGCAAGTCTAGGTAGACTGATTGCACTTCTATTGTTATCACTTAGATTTGCTTCTTCATTAAGTCTCGCTAACCATTTTGCTTTTGGCCCATATGATATAGGAACTATCTGTTGTGCAAGAACCGTACCGTCTGCTTTAGTCTTTTTAATCGTAATATTATTAAAGAGTGTACCAAAAATAGATACACTTCTCTTAATAGTTTCATGATAGAAATGCGTTCCAAACATTATGCATTCGCCTCTATGTAATCTTTTACTTGTTTAACTGTATGAAGTTGTTCTGCATCTTCGTCATAGATTTCTATACCATACTCCTCTTCTAATTGCATAACAATTTCAACAATGTTAAGTGAGTCTGCACCCAAGTCTTTAACCAAGTTTGAATTGTCTTGAACTAAGCCTTGGTCGCAACCAAGTACTTCTGAAATTATTTTTTCTACCATTATGTTACCTCACCGAATGGGTTTGTCTCTGAGAAATCTAAATAATTGTCTGCCTTAGTCTCAAAGTCTAAGTTATCTGCAGCTCCGTCATTACTCATAGTCATTACATCTACAATACTTGAGATTGTATGTGATGCACTTCCGTCTGCACCGACAAGTACATCTCCGACAACAAGTGTCTTAGTGTTATCTCTAATTTTAAGTTGTCTAGTTGTTGGGTTCCAAGAAATAACTTCTCCTACTACAACTGAACTCAATTTAACATTCTCGTTTGCGACATAGTTACCTGAACCACCACCAGCCATTGTCATATCAATATGATATGCTTGTTCGTCTTCGATAAGGTCAATATCTGTAACATTAGTATCAAAGTCTTCTCCACTGTACTCAAACAATTCGCATTGTAATTTAAATACAAATAGTTTACCGACTTGATAGAATGGATTCTCGTGTTCTACAAATTTAATTTCAAACATTGAACCTGACATAGGGAAGTGTATTAAATCCCCTTCGTTTGGTCTTAATGATGTTGCGAGGTTAGAATCCAAAGATATAAACCTTTCCCAACTTCTTAATGAGATTACAAAGGTTGCAGTATCCCTAACTGAGACACCAAACTTAGACATTAAGTCTCCTTCACCTTCAAACCCCTCAGAATTTTCAATATACATTTCAACCGAATATGCATCACCAAATTTTGACTGAACGTCTTCATTTAATATGGTGTCTTCTTCTATTATTTGTCTAGGTAGATAATGTGTTTCATGTCCATACATTCGTAAAGACTCGACAACCAAATCTTCATAAAGATGTTGTTCGGTGTTAACTGCATGGTTGAAAAATACGTTAGTCGGCATGACTCTATCCCATCATGTCCATAACAGGCATTTCGTAATTTAACCTTGACTCTTCCTCTAGTTTTGTGATTTCTTCTTGTGCTTCAGTCATCATACGTTCTGCATCTAGAGTTACACCGCCTGGTAGTGCAATACCACCAAACTTAGAAAGGTTTTGACCCCATTGATATTTAACTTTTTGGGTTGCATATTTCTTTAACCACATATCGTTATAGACATCAGTCATATCATTTGGGTCTATCTTTCTGTAACATTCTATGATAATCCACTCATCTGCAGTCAATTTTGATGCATTATAGTCAATATACAATCTATTAGAATGCATATTATATCTTATTGGTATTTGACCTACCAACATTTGATTTAATAATGCAAGGTGTGATTGTACTTGTGAGTAGTACATTACACTTGTAGAAGTTAAATCCCACAAGTCATTTAGTCTAAGTTGATACTGAATATCAAACATATTAGATTGTGTTCCCGAACTAAATGGGAATAGGTTAATTACTGAAAGAACGTGTTCGGGTAGTGTTAAATAGTTCTTACCTTCTCCGTAAGTTTGGTTTGCGATTGCTTGAGTTCCAGTTGTTGCAGCTGCGTGTGATTCATTAGTTTTAAATGAATCAATTTCTGCTTGAGTAATTTGGTGTTTTAGATAGGTTTTGATACTCCCATCGTAATGAAATTCACGAAAATACTGCAGTGCTTCATCGACTCTATCGTCTAATTGGTCGTCATCGATGTTAATTTCAACAACAGGAGCTCCTAATGCTCTCTTGATGTAATCTTTAAATGTTGCCTTTGAATTAGGTGCTGCCATAATAGTTTCCAGTAGTAATAATCTTAACTATTACTATTTATAACGTTTGGGAACCTATTCTTGGAAGTATGTCTTAGATTGTAGTCTATCTATCTTTTCGTCTATTCTTTCCATAGAATCAATTAAACGTTGGAAGTCTTTCTCAATTTGGTCTCTAGTAACATAATCTTTGGCAACTTCTTCTCTTGTCCTATTGATTAATATAGATATTCTTTGTTGTTCAGCTACAATATTCCTCACCAAAAAACCGATGGGGGCTAGAATAAGCGTTAAGATTACATTCCAAATAATGTGAGCGTCTATGATGATTTCCATAGTACTATTTAGATAATCAAACTATCTAATTGCGTTCCCTTTATCATCTATATCAAATAAAAACTCATCGGGGTTATAGTTATCAGCTTCAAGACCTTTACAAAATATTGCATCATCGTTTAGATATTTTAAGGTACAATTAAAAGATATACTATATCTCTCTTTGTTTGTTGGGTTGGGTTCTACCATGTGCATGAGACCACTTGGGAATAATATACACTCACCAGTATAGGGTTCAAAATATGAAGAAGTTGGTGTTCTAAGACTATGTGGAAAATCTGCAGCCACCTTTTGATGCGTATCAATCATTGATATACGACCCTCGTCACCGTCTCCATGAATATAGAATACACCACTATACCAACAACCATTATGTAAATGTGGTGCGTTCCAAGCACCATTATTGTTAATGTTTGCCCATGAATTGTTTATATCTAACTTACACTCTGAAGGTTTAAGTCCATGAAAAGGCATTACTTCGTCAATAAAAAATTGTTCTATTCTATTCATGCATTTCTGAAAAGTTGGGCTTCTTTCGCACCCATCTTTTGATTGCCAACCTGTATATTGATTAGAGAGTTGTCTTCCTTTTGGGTCTCTTCTTCTCATGGCGTCCATTTCGTTTCGCAACATTAGACAATATTCTTTTGAAAATCCCTTATCTTCAGGTAAGCCTTCTTGCGTGAAGTTCCTATGGAATACATAAGTTGGGAATAGTAATCTAACTGCCATTTGGGTCTCTGTTGAACTTCCATACAGTTGTTTCTTCAACTTCTTTTAGAAATTCTATTGGAATATTGTGGTCTGATATAACCGTTCCTCTATCACTGATGTTTCCTACACCATACTCACTAATATAATATTTGTTGTCTTTTATAGACAAATTATTAGGATAAGCAACATTATACTTATCATGCAGATATATAGGGTACTCATTTTTATCACTATCACTTGTAATTAAATACTTTCTACAATCTTTGTTTTCCCAAGCCTTTTCAAACAGTGATACATCTTCAAACATACCTTTTAGATATTCATCACCAGTCATAAATGTAGGTGTACTATTAAATATATCAGGTCTTACATTCAGTTCTAAGAAATACCATTCTCCTTTAGAAGTGTAGGCACCACAAAAACTTCCTTCCCAACTTCCACCCATTTTAGCGATATGTTCTAAATATTTTTCAGACTCTTTTCTGACTATCTTATCTACGGAAGGACTTAATGGTTTCACATATGTGTCGAAATACCATACTTGTGGGATTACACCTTTATTCAACCCCTCACCTATTATCTCTTGGGTATGAGTTATAGAATATTCTCCATTTGAAACTACAAAGAATACATTTGTTTCTATCATATCATGCAAATATTCTTCTATGAAATAATCTGCATTTATACATCTCGGCCATTCAGGGTTGGTATTCAAATCTTTAAGGGGTTTTATGTCTTCCTCACTATTAATCACTATTGCAGGATACCAAATATGAGAGGCTTTCTCTACACATGGAAAGGAAAGTCCCTCACAATAATCTTCATCTAAATATTTTCCGTGTTTAACAATATTAGGAACCCTTACCCCAAGTTGCTTAGCTGTATCTTTTGCAAATAACTTGTCTGTTTCTAGACGACCTGATTTTTCTGTTGGGCCTATGTACTTAACTTTATCTTTAAAATAGGTATGTAAAAAAGATATATCAGGAATACAGACTTGAAGAATATCAATGTTGTACTTATCAATAAGTCCTTCTATAAATGCACATGATTCTATCTTTCTTTTTTCACTTATTTGAATGGGTATATCTTCCACTCTTTCTGGCGAATACTTACCAAGACCAGTTACCCTACGATTTTCTTCTTCAGTTAAAGGGGTTATACCAAGAGAAGATTCGTATTCATTTACATACGTCCAATTACTGTAAACTGTATGGCCAGAATTTACTAATTCTATCAAAGTATGAAAATGACAACGAGGAAGATTTAAATTTAGTATATTCACTCTTGTCCGTCCCAATTTAAATCCGTTCTTTTTAGTTGTTCTTCTTTAAAGTCTTTCTTCATTTCACCAGTATTAGGGTCAAAAGGACATTCTGTTAAATCTTCTTTGAAATCCTTATGTTTTGGTTCCCAAACTTTCCCTCTTTTATAAGGGCCTGCCATATGAGTGGATTCATCTCCAAAACCTATCCTAGATAACTCAGTCACCGTCATACGTTTATCAGGGTGTTCTGTAGTGTATTTTGATTGATTAGTTACATAAGACTCATGGTCTTTAACAGTATATGTCGCAACCCATTCTTCTCTTTTGTATGGAATGATTTGACAAATAGGTGTACCCTTTGTTATAACAAATGAATGGTCTACTTTGGGGTATAGAATAATTTGTGAATTGTCTTTATTTGTATTAAACTTATCAGTATCAATAATACCTTGCCATGTCGCAAAGTAATCATTCTGAAATAAGAAAGGGTCTAAGTAGAAACAAGAATAGCCTGGTGGTGTAGTTATACACCATGCATTAGACATTTTGAATGCATCTTTGACTGGTGCATCCATAGTAGACATATAGTTAAATGCATCATGCATTTGTATACTAGGGTGTGTTGCAGATGAATATTTCTCCATTTCAACATGGACTGTATCTTCAGTGTGATAAGATTTAGAATCAGAATCTTCATTTGTTACACCGTTTCTTATTAATATATCTCTATTTGCAAGAATAAGATACCCTGAAGATAACCAATCTTGCATTGCAGGACAAGACCTTATAGTCTTATTAACTACACCGTTTACAACTTCTGCGACCTTTCCTTTTTTCCACCAATCAGGTGTAACAGACTTTGCAAGAACTGGTTTAAAATTCTTTAAAGTTTCTTTATCGTATGTATGAAAGTCTATCATCGGCATGATAATTTTCCCCCTCTTCTTCTAATCTGACCTCGTCTCCACGAACCACTAATGAACGTCTATCCATGTACCTCGAACTTGGGTCGGGTGCATCTGCACCATGTGGTATTCTTCCGTCAAACATAATAAGTCTATTTGGTTTAAAATCAATCTCACCTATTTGGTGATTCTTAATATGTTCATCTCTACCGTCTAAACCCTGTTGAGGTTTATCATATAATCTTAATGTTCCACCCCACGCAGGATTCCAATATCTATTTGGGTAATATAGAAATGAAAGATTCCAACTGTCTTCTTCTGCACAATCTTGATGTGTAGTTCCCTGTAATCCTTGAGTCTGACTATTTAGGCCTGCGTATTGAAACCTTACCCATTTAAAACCAAACTCAGTTTGAAGTCTTCTATCTAAGTAATTTGTAAACCAAGTGTCTTCGATTCTGACATCTTTATCGATTTTATGAAAGTTTCTAAAAAATGTTGCACCCCAAAAACTATGGTGTGGTAAACCAGTTGAAGAACCACTACTGACTTGATTTGTCTTACTCCATATGTTATCAAGAGAGATTCTTTCATCATAATGATGATGTAATGGTTGAGCCAACCAATCATCTAATACATAAACTTTTGTTAAGGGTAAAGTCTGTATTTTGAAAGGTTCATCTAAATGAACAATCTCCATACTAACTCTGTTGGTGGTCTGGCAGTTTAGTTGGTGCTGGTATATGCATTGAATACTCGTCCAATTCCTTTAAAGTATCTTCACGAGTTGCTTTAATTTCTGCACATATTTGGTCTAATACACTGTATAGTGCATCACCATATTCCATAACCCTTCTTGCATTAGACCTAAATGGGTGGTTAGAACCCTCTCTACCTGCAAAAGTAACCTCACCTAAATCACTAAAACCATGCATATCAATAGTTTCTTTTAGATAATCTCCAACCTGTTCATTTAACCTTGACATAAGTTGATTGTTTAAATTAGTTCCCAAAGGTGGTTCTGAATTTGCAATATACTGTTCAACCATTTCTTTTTCTGCATCAGATAGGTCTAGTTTTTCTTGCATATCAAAATTTTGTTCTCTGTCCCACTTCATGATTTTGATTTCTATATCATCATACACCAACATATCATATTCAAACCCTAATTCAGGTTTGTCGACATTTTGAAATTCGTATTCCAATCCGTTAGGTTTTCTGACAAAGAGGTTGCTATCTTCCGTGAATATTAAAGCGTTTTTTACATTCATAATAATTTTCCTATAATCTCTCTATTATACCATATTATTGCGTGGAGTCATAGAGGTTTTTGTACTTGTTGTATACTTCAAGATTATTTATAGAGTCAAAATTCATATCATTTATCCAAGGCCCGCCCCTAGTGTAATGAATCCCAGTGTAATCCCACTTCTCTTCAGGGTTGTCATAACCTTCGACAAATATATATTTTTGAGGTATTTCAGATATTGCATTAGTCCATTCGAACTGATGTAGTTGTTTTCCTGTCCAAGTGTTCACAACTTCAGGTGTTAACTTCTTACAGTCCTCATGACTGTTGTTGAAAAACATCATTGAAGACCACAATTTACATGGATAATCTATGTTTACTTCTCCATTGAACTTAGACTCGTCATGTTTATATTGTGGGTATTTGATACACGCAACTGCATCATCAGGATTTAGATAATAGAACATAGGTAGTAATGACTTCTTAAATATAAAATCGTTATCCACAAATAGACTAAACCCTTCATAGTTCTCTAAGTGTGGTATAAGAAATCTACTGTATGTAAATTCAGTACTTTGATTTGCGTACTCCCTATTATAATCGGGAAGTTTAGAAATGTCAAGCAATTTAATGGTTGGACTAAATCTAGTGTACTCTTGAAACTCACCCAGTGAATGTGCATCTGAGATTGTTTGTGTGATTGACTTTTCACACACTTTCTCTAAATCATTCATTGTACTATCATAACCGATATAAACGGTTAGTGGTTTACCTGCAGAAAGTTTATGAACCTTTTTATTAAACTTAAAGACATCATCTCTAAATCCAAGTTCTGCTAAATCTGTTTGCCATTCTATCACACCCCGACATAGTTGGAATGCAATATTTTTATGTCTTCCTCTTTTGTCTAGTTTATCGCCCCAATACTCTAATACTTCATCAAGTGTTGTACTTGGAAAATCTGAGAGTTGTCCAGTCTTATCCCATATCATACACTCCATATCGTCATTTTCCATTTCTTCAAATACGCAAGAACGAACAGAGCCTGGGTGGATTGTTAATTGAATTAGGTCATCAACTGGATTTGTTGTATAACCTTGAATTGGTGCCCAAAGTCCTTCTTCTTGAATACTTTGAGTTAACCAGTGTGCTTTTGCACTATGGTAATAACAAGAACCTACTACTTCTTTTACTCTTGGGTCTTCTTTATGAGACGGTCTAACATTTACAACAGTATCTAAAATGTTAACTTCTTCATCTTCTTTTTGGAATCCGAATCCTGCGTGATTTCCCACCATGTTTAAACTAGAATAACCATGAGGAAGATACCTATGATAATAATTAGACTTATCTAATAGACCATTAAAACTCATGAATCTTTTTTCTTTTCTTAATTGAAGTGTATCACCCCATTTAAAGATTTTAAGTGGTGGAAGAATTTCTTCAAACAACCACTGTATGATTTTATATGATTCTTTATCTGTTTCACCAATATTAAGGGAACCTAAATGTAAGGCGTCCATAGTTTCTTTGGTGATAAGAGATTGAGCTTGCTCTAGTGTAGTAATTTTTTCCATAATATAATCCTTTTCAATATTTAGTTACAAGAATTAACTTGTAACTGGTGTAGCAGGCCATTGTTGAGATAGTGTACTATCCCACCTAATGACTGGTGTTCTACCTTGTCGGGCATAAGTTCCAGGCGTCCTATGTTGATATGTGAACGGTGTCTGACCTTGTCTTGCATATGTGCCAGGCGTTCTATGTTGATAAGTCGTTGGTGTTTGACCTTGTCTAGCATATGTACTTGGTGTTCTATGTTGATAGGTAAATGGTGTTTGACCTTGTCTCGCATATGTGCCAGGCGTTCTATGTTGATATGTAGTAGGTGTTTGACCTTGTCTAGCATATGTGCCAGGCTGTCTGTTTTGATATGTAGTAGGTGTCTGACCTTGTCTAGCATACGTTCCTGGCTGCCTATTACTATATGTAAATGGAGTCTGTCCTTGTCTCGCATATGTTGTAGGTTGACTAGCAATATATGGATATGGATTTTGTCTATTCGCAATATAAGGTTGTTGTCCAGCTACAGGATTCCTATAGGTAAATGGACTCCTATTATTATATGTGAACGGACTCTGACTATTACTAGGTTGTCTTGCGTTCGCAGGATACCTTGCGTTATATGTGAATGGACTCTGACTATTACTAGGAGACTGTCCATTAGCAGGATACCTTGCGTTATATGTGAACGGTTGTCTCGCATTACTAGGAGACTGAGCATTCGCAGGATACCTTGCGTTATAGGTATACGGAGTCCTTGCGTTATAGGTAAATGGACTCTGACTATTACTAGGAGACTGTCCATTAGCAGGATACCTTGCGTTATAAGTTCCAGGCTGCCTAGCTGAAGCAATGGCAGGTTGCTGGGTATTAGCGATTACTGGTTGTTGTGCTTGTCCGATTGCCATTATCTTTTATTCCCCCCGCCGTTATGAACTAACACACCTTCTGTAAAGTATGTTTTAGTGTGTTCAACGGAAGTTAAATGATAGACTGTAGCAGTTCCATTTTCTGTTATGGAGTTAACTGTTACCCCTGATTGACCAACTGTAAAGACTTCGTCTCCTACTGCGAGTTCTCCACTTAGTTCTATTCCCCAATCAACGTCTTTTAACTCAATATCACACTCTTCCTGATTCGCATATTTCCAACCTGAATCAGTGTGTATTGGGTGTCCACCTGTTACACCTAGTGTTTTTCCATTTGATAATTCTACGTTCCAAACTTTTATGTTTTCTCTTGGAACCATGACCTCAGTAACATTCTGAGGCATAAGTTTACCATGACTAAAGTCAAATGTCATTACTGCATCTCCAACATTAACGTTTTCTATGTTCATATGATTGTTATCAGCCATCAAAATTTGTGTTCCAGCAATGAAACACCCACCACCACCGCCACCATACGGATAAGTGTATGGATTACGATATGCATACGAAACTGGTGTCCTCTGTTGAAAGGTAAATGGATTCTGACTGTTTGCTATATAAGGAACTCTGTATGTAAATGGGTTTCTATATGTTCCAGGCTGTCTTGCATTAGCAATGTATGGTTGTCTTGCGTTTGCGATATAAGGAACCCTGTATGTAAATGGGTTTCTATATGTGAATGGATTTCTTGCATTAGCAATATAAGGAACCCTATATGTAAATGGGTTTCTGTATGTTCCAGGCTGTCTTGCGTTTGCGATATAAGGAACTCTGTATGTAAATGGGTGTCTGTATGTTCCAGGCTGTCTTGCGTTTGCGATATAAGGTTGCTGTGCGCTTACAGGACTTCTATAGGTAAATGGATTCCTGTTTTGATATGTACTAGGTGTCTGACCTTGTCTTGCATATGTTGTAGGTTGACTAGCAATATACGGATAAGGTTGTTGTGCATTAGCAATATATGGTGTTTGATTGCTCGCAATATACGGATAAGGATTTTGTCTATTCGCAATATATGGAGTCTGATTACTTGCTATATACGGGTAAGGATTTTGTCTATTCGCAATACTTGGGGTCTGATTGCTTGCTATATACGGGTAAGGTTGTTGAGCGTTCGCAATACTTGGAGCTTGAGCATTTGCTATATAAGGGTACGGATTTTGTCTATTCGCAATACTTGGGGTCTGACTATTAGCAATGTATGGATAAGGTTGTTGTGCGTTCGCAATACTTGGAGTCTGACTATTAGCAATGTATGGATAAGGTTGTTGAACTGAAGTCTGACCCGAAGCGTTATTCCAAGTGGAAGGCCCAGTCTTTACATAAACCTGTTCTGCAGCTTTCCAAGTCGTTCCACCCGTCTTTACCCACGCACCTTGTGTGGCATTCCAACCTGTAGGTGTTTTGACGTGTTGTTTTCCTGTTGCCATCTATACTGCCTTATAAGTTTTTAAATTATTAATATGGTATTTATACCCCACTATTAGGAGTATAATACCCACAAATCACCAACTGCACCTGCACCACCTGTAGGAGCAGAAGTAGATTGATGAATATTTCTTGCAGTTCCACCAGCATTTGTTGCGTTAGTGATTGTAATCGCACCTGAAGCGATTGTACCTACTGAAATATTTGGAGAACCACTTAATCCAGCAGCTGTTCCTGAAGTATTCTGAGTACCTGATGCATTAACACCTGGCAAGTTGATATTTGCACTACCATTAAATGATACACCACCAATTGTTCTTGCACTAGCAAGAATAGTCGCTGTAGCAGCATTACCTGTTGTTGAACCTGAACTACCTGAAGTATTTCCTGTTACGTTACCAGTTACATTACCAACGAGGTTTCCTTCAAATGTTCCTGCAACTATTTTTTCTGAACCAACTGACCATTCGTCTTCTGATTCATCCCATATAAAGGATTTAGTTGCACTTCCACCTCTTAATACTGAGAAACCAGTATCTTCTGAAGGTGAACCTGAAGTGAAGTTTGAGTTAAGAACAATAATGTTATCTGCAAGGTTAATTGTTTCTGAATTAACTGTAGTTGTTGTTCCTGAAACTGTTAGCGTTCCTGCAATTGTTACATTATCGTTAAGTGCAACAACACCAGTTCCGTTTGCAGTCAAAGTTAAGTTAGTATTTGCACTTCTTGATTCGATTGCATCTACGTCAATTGAGTTTGAGAATGCAATTGCGTTTCCGTCTGAAGATGAAATGTTAGAACCTGCAGTAACTTGTACTGGGCCTTTCAATTCAATCTGACCAGTTCCTGTTGGGTCTAATTCAACATCACCTGAACCTGAAGTTGATACTTTTACGTTTTGGTTAGAGTCTGCAGAAATTGTAATTGTTCCTGAATCGTCTTCAACCACTTTCTGACCGTTAACATATAATGAACCTGGCCCAACAAAGACATCTCTCCACTGTTTACTTGCAGAACCTAAATCGTAAGTATCGTCTGTGGTCGGTAGGATATGACCACCGATTGTAGAAGCCGCAGTTGTTGTAACACCTGCGAATGAGGGTTTAGCTGAAGTTGCAATGTCCTGACCAATGGATAGTGAATGTGTTGTACCTTCTCCACTTGTTGCAGCTGATGAAGTAACACCAGTTCCACCAGTTATTGTTCCTACATAATTTCCTGTTGTGTCTGTTCCTAATGCAACACTATTGGCTGCTATAGTTAATGCAGTTGATAAGTTAGCAGAACCATCAAAACTACCTGTACCTGTTACATCTCCTGTAAATGCTAAAGTTCTTGCAGTTGTTAAAGTAGCTGCAGAACCTGTAGTACTTTGGTTAAGTGTTCCGACTGTAAAATCAAGCGTTCCGTCTCCGTCCTGATATGCAACTGTAACTCCGCTCTCTGTATTTGACGATACCATTGCACCGACAATGTCTTGAACTCTCTCTGCGTTTACTGTGACATCACCACTTGAGACTGTAAAGTCTGTTCCGTCAAATGTTGCGATACCAGCATTAGTTTCTGTCGCAAGTTCTCCTGCGATTGTTAGTGTAGTTCCAGTTGCAGAAGTGTCAATACCTGCACCACCAGCAATAGTAAACGATTCAGTATCTAAATCAACATCAATACTTCCACTATCTGATGCAATATCTAAATCTTGTGCGTTAAGTGATGTTGTAACTGCATCTACATATGCTTTAATTGATTGTTGAGAGGCGAGTGCCGTTGCACTGTTTGACGCCATATTGTCTTCATCGGTAATTGGTACATCAATAACGATTGTATCTGCACCGTCATTGTATGTTGCAGTTGCACCACCTGTTGCACTGATTATTCCACCAATCTTATCTGCGATTGCTTCGTTTACTGCAGTTCCAACTCCACCAGCGACCAAGTCACCTGATGAGTTAATTACCTCTACACCACCAACGGATAGACCGTTCTTTACGTTAAAATTCTTTTCTCCTGCCATTAGATTGTGCCTCCGTCAATTGCCACATTATTGATAGTCTTTGCGGCCGAAGCATTTGCTAAATGGGTATCGACTTTTCCAGTCGTGAAGTATAAATTTGTGGAACCTTCTGATAAGTCATCTGAGTCTAGTGTTGATAAAGCGGCAGCTGCTAACTTACCTGAACTATCAATTACATCAGCTGTTCCTACTTTTAGCCCGTATTCTATAACGAATTTGTTTTGAGTTGCCATGAAATTTTCCTATTATATGTGGGTTTATTATAAAACTATACCATTATTTAGTTAAATATTGTCTTGCCAAACCATGATTAATAAAACTTTCTTAATTATTTTATACTGCAATCTCTATTTTCTTAAATTTGAACACTGTAGAATTAGTACTTGCAGGTGTTACCCTGAGTCTAAGTGTCCCAATGTTAATATCTACAGTAAATGTTGCAAGAGGAGAAGAACCTGTATGCATTTCTCCGTATTGAACATGGTATCCTGTAGTTCCATTATGTAAAGTTTGTATTTCGATAACGTGGTATTCACCCGAAGTCGAATCACTTGCTTGAATTTGGTATTTTGTGCTTCTGTAACTTGCGATTGCCCATGAATCCAAAGTTGCTTGAGACGTTGATGTTGTTGTTAGTGTTCCTTCTGTAAGACCACCTGCATCTCCAAATGATAATGCACCACTACCATTTGTTTTTATAAATTGTCCATTTGTTCCATCACTGGTTGGAAAGGTTATGGAATTACCTGTAAGACCATTTGTTGCAGTTATTGTTGTTGCAGTTAAATCACCAACAAGTAAATCTGCAAGAGCATAATTACTTCCACTTAAATCAACTGTAGTTGTGGGTTCTACTTCTAACCCGTCAAATAACTTCCATGTTGAATCTGTTGCATCTCTGAATAAACCCGTGTATTCAGAAACACCACTTTCACCACTTAAGCCGTCATTATAGTTTCCATAAAAACCAATATCAATTAAATCTGCAGAAGTGTTTCCACTCGCAAGTTCCATCATGGAATCCACAACTGAACTTGTTGTAGAATCGATTATTGTTTGTGTACCTTGTACCGTTAGATTCCCACCAATTGTAAGATTACCATCAATCTCAGTGTGGGTTAACGATTTAATACCTAAGTCTGCGTAAAATTTGGATTGAGTAGCCATAGTACTATTTATACTTTAAAAGTATGCAGAAAAGAAAAGGGACTCCGAAGAGCCCCTTTAAATCATGATTTATTGAAGATTAAGCATCTACCAATGTTCTATCAAATTTGATGACCGTTGAGGTATTACTCGCAGGCGTGACCAATAAACGAACATTTGAACCACTAATATCAGCATCAATTGTTGCAAGGTTGGTATCTTTTAAAGTACCATATGCAGTTAATGTGACTACTGAACCGTCTTGCACCAACATTATTTCAGTTGAGTGAAAGTTTGTACCTTGACTCATTGCAATAATGTATCTTGCAGCTCGATAATCTGTTTTCGAAAATGTATCTAAACTGAATTGTGCTGTTGACGTTTTAGTTTGGTTACCAACCTTCTTACTTTTAGAGTTAATATGTTTAGTAGTAGTTATAACATCTGTTGCGACATCAAACTGAATACCACGAATTAACTCAGCGATTTTAAAACTATTTGTCTTAGCCATTTGTTAATTCTCCTATGTTAATCTAATTTGGAAGGTTTTGAATGTTGTATTTGTATTCGCAGGTGTTGTTAGCAATCTCATGTTTCCACTATTGATATCCGAAGATAAAGTAAATAGTGAAGACGCTGAGTATGCATCACCGTATTGAGTGAAATACGCATTCGTACCGTTGTTTATTAATAATACTTCAGCAGCGTGTGTTCCTGTTGAATGGGTTGCAGATATGACATATTTAATTGACTTATTTGCTACTCCGTTCGAACTTAACACTTGATTTGCAGTTGTCGCTGTTAGAGCAGAAGTAGTATAATACCCCTGAACTAAGTTTGAAACTGAAGTCTGCGCTACAACCTGTACGATGTCTCCTGACACAGCATTTGCTTGTAGTGTAATTACACTAGTTGAAGTTGTGACATAGTCACTTCCTGCTACTAGTTTTACACCATTTAAGTAAACTCCTTCCAGTCCAACAGTGTATGCTAAAGTAGCACTGTTGTCATCGGCACCTGAGAACACTGTTTGTGTCCCAGTACAAGTATAGATAAAGGTTGTTAATCCTGATGAAGCTGCATCAGTAAAACCTATAGTACCTGAACCGTTTGTTGAAAGGATTTGTCCACTTGTTCCATCTGCTGTCGGAAACGTTAAGGCATCATTGATAGTAAAAGTTTTAGGATTACTCCCAACTTCCACAATGGCTGCTGAACCGTCATTTTTTTCAGTGTAAAACCTACCGTGATAGGTATTTACTGCTAACTCACCAAGTGATAAATCACTCGTAGTTGGCAGGGCGTTCTGTGTAGAACTCCTTTTGAATTGAATAACTGTTGCCATTTTTGACTCCTATTAATGAGTACCTTAGAAAGTACCGCCGTCTAAAGCTGTTATTGCGACTGCACCTGAAGTTACCGTGAAGTTTGCAGAAGCAAAACTTGCGATACCTTTATTAGCAGTAGTTGCATCCTCTCCTGAAAGAGTAGCAGTACCACCTGAGTACGCAACGTCCATACCTTCTCCAACTGCGATAATTACAGAACCTAGATTTGAAGCACTGGATACTTCAGTTGCAATTGTAATTGCACCTGCACCGTTAGTGATGTCGATTCCGTCACCAGCAGTAAGTGTTGCTTTATCAAAAACTCCACCCGATGTATCACCAATTAGTACCTGTCCGTCTGTAGGAGCTCCACCTGCATAAGATGAGATAGAACCCGTGATTGCAGCTGAACTGATTTCTAATGCACCAAATACAGCAGGCATCGCTGTTCCTGAGAACACTGATGAAGTATCTGTTGCACTTGTAAGAGCGACAAATTTACCTGTTGAATCGTCCATACCAAAGAAACCAATTTTAGCACCACTTGAGTTGTACTTAAATTTGATACCTCTGTCTAAGTTATCATCACTTGAATCAGAACCGATTTCGAATACTGGGTCTGCGATATTAACTGTAGTAGAGTTAACTGTTGTTGTAGTTCCATTAACTGCCAAGTTACCTGTAACTGTTAAGTTTCCTGAAGTAGTCAACGTTGCCGTTGTAATATCATCAGTTACCATGTTTCCACTTACTGTTAAGTTTCCACCAACTGTTACGTTGTTAGGTAGACCTACTGTAATAGTTTGTCCACTTGCACTTGTTTCAATTTCGTTCGCTGTACCAGCGATTGTTAATGATTGAGAGTCTAAATCTACTGCACCTGTTCCTGAATCACCAGCGACATCTAAGTCTTCTAGTGTTGCAGTTGCTTGGATTTTGTCCAAGATAGCTGCAGAAGTCATAACGGTTGTATCGTTATCTGCGAATGCTTCACCTGAAGTCTGAACTAAAGCGCCTGCTAAAGAACCGAATACAACTGCAGAAGCTGCTAATTCGTCAGCACCGACAGCGTCGTCTGCTAACATAGCATTCTCTACTGCACCAGCAGCGATTGTTAGAACACCAGTGTCTGCCATAGTAGCATCACCTGACATTATATTATCTATCCATTTAGACGTTCCTGTATCGTATAACATCATTGAACCGTCAGCTGGTGTTGTTAGATTAGTATCTGTTGCACCTGCGACTGTTGATGTTGTTGATAGGAATGAAAGGGTTCCTGAGCCGTTGGTTCCGATAACTTGGTTAGCTGAACCATCAGCAGAAGGCAATGTCCAAGTTACACTTGAACCTAAAGTATCAGCAGCTTTTAACGCAACAAAATTTGTTCCGTTATCTGAATCTTCTAAAAGTTGAAGACTCGCACCTGCAGTTGCACTATTACCAACTTTAAAGTTGGCAGGAGTTGCACTTGAACCAGCAAGCATATCTGTATAATACTTACCACCGATTGCGTGAATCAGTGCCGTAGAGTTATCAGAATCTACTGACTCAATGTATAGTTTTGCCCCAGCACCACTATTCGACCTATCCTGTACATATGCTAATTCGCCTTCTGCTAGATTACTCGTAGCTGGCGCACTCGCTCCTGTACTTCGTTTGATTTGAATTACTGTTGCCATTTTTATATTTCCTATAAAATTAAATTATTGTTGTGACCTTGCACTATTCAGGTCGTGATTACATTATAAATTTAACAGTCCACTCACTATGTGGGTCGATACCTCACTGGTTGGTATCCTTGATGTTTGTACTAGTATTTAGACAATTGAAATGCCTACATTAGAATCTTTTGTACCATGCGAAGCCATTATGTGTTACCACAAATGCCTGAGTACCATTCAACCACTTGAGAGCTTTCTCTCTATCAACATCATCTCTATCTAACAGATTGTAGATAATTGCATTGCCCACGAGTTTAAGAGCAATTAGATCATGCTTCTCAGGTCTTTTACCTAATATTGGATTCTTTTCTACGAGTGGACAGTGTGGTCGTTTCTGACAATCTATCATTCTTATTGTCTGAATTGTGTCGATTGTAGATAAGGCTATATAAGAATGCCAAAGCTTTCTTTCTTTTTCAGTCCAGTCTTTTGATTTTGCGTTTAAAGGTTCGCAGCTACCAGCTGCAGACACAAGAAGCAATATTGTAAATATCCATTTCACTCATTTTCTTCCTATCTTAAAAAGTACCGCCGTCAAGGTTAGTAGTGGTTTCCCACTTATCAGTTGTTGCATTATATGTCAAAAGTCCGTCATCTGTTTCAGAAGCGTTTACATCTGCTAACTCCTGAATAGATTTCGCAGCTAAACTAACAGTCGTATTTGCGTTACCAATTGCGACTTGTTTTGCACGAACATTTCCTGCCCCAACAACGTTTCCGCCTATAGTTGCGACTCTACTTAATGTTCCTTTAATTGCCATAATATTACCTCGTTACGCCTGGTGTTACAATTGCTTGTCCCTCTACTACTCTAGTAGATATACTTGAAGCGTCTGTTACTATCAAGTCATATACATATCTGCCTGGCGATAATGCCTTAGTTATTGTATCTGTTAAGGACAAAGTTACCTGACCATCTGTTGTTGGATTTGATATAGCTGTGGTGAAAGTTGCACTAAGTGTTGAAGACTCATAGGTCTTTCTTATTTGTGCAGCCGCAGTATATCCCGCTAAATTTAACTGATTACCATTTACATCAGATACATCTACAGTTATTGAGAAATCTGCGCCTTGGTCTATAAAAATATTTGCAATAATGGCCATATTACTATTTAGTCCAAATTATGTTTGATACTGTGCCGAAGGAACAGATTGGTGAATTTGTTTTACAGTAGGTGTTCCATCGTTCACATAAACTTTATCCAACTTCCTTAAAGTTCCACCATCATTCACGAATACCCCTTTAACTTTTGCAAGAGGCCCAATAGTTCTAGTTGTTGGATAAGTTACCTGATATGCATACGGTTGTTGGAATGTGTACTGTGTCGTATAGGGAACCTGATAAATGTTTGGTTGTCTTGCTTGTGCGATATAAGGTTGTTGTCCACTTACAGGACTTCTATAAGTTGCAGGCTGTCTGTTTTGATATGTAAACGGAGTCTGACTATTTACAGGACTTCTATAAGTTCCAGGCTGTCTTGACTGATATGTTCCAGGCTGTCTTGCCTGTGCAATATATGGATACGTTACTTGCCCTTGTCTAGAATATGTAAATGGTAATCGTCCCTGTCTTACATATATGCCTGGCTGTCTCGCTTGACCAATAGACGGTTGTTGTCCAGCTACAGGACTTCTATAAGTTCCAGGCTGCCTTGCTTGTGCGATATAAGGTGTCTGACTATTTACAGGACTTCTATAAGTTCCAGGCTGTCTCGCATTACCAATAGACGGTTGTTGACCACTTACAGGGTTTCTGTAAGTGTTAGGTTGTCTCGCATTACCAATAGAAGGTTGCTGTCCAATTGCAGGGTATGGATATGGTTGTTGTCCTATAGGCATTACGCTACCCCCAAATAGTCTACTTGTTTTGCTTGTTTGACTTCATATTTATAGTTATTACTCCAATTATTTGGGTGCGACTCTTTTAAACTCTTAATATGATTTTTCGGGAATACATAACATACGTCCATGTTCCAAGCTATAATACTTTTACGTTCATTCGTTTCCATTTTAGGGGCACGGTGTAATAACCAAGAAGGGAATATAAGCATATCTCCTTCCTCAGCTTTAGGTTGTATAATTTCTTGCGTTTCAGGATTCAAAAATTCTGTAATATACTTTTGATTTGGTACTTCTATAAAATATACTGCTGACCATTGACACCATTGATGATTATCCCAACTGATATAATCTGATTGAAACATTTGGTGATACCACATATGCATAATATTAAATTTATATTCTAAACCAGTAATTTCTGGCTGTATATGAAACCTTGCGTGGTCATGAAATTTATTCTCTACAGCATCTAAGAACATTTTCTTATATTCTATATGAGGATACCCCTTTACATTCATATCCCATTCATCAATATCTCCACTACCACCAGTATAATCATTAATTGAGTCTTGGTATTGCCAACCTGTTGGTAAGATAGGGGAAGAAGGGTGGTTATGCCCATCAAATTTAGTAATTCCTAAATTATAATCTTGATTACCAATTTGAGTAGGTAAAGCGTCAAAGAAATCTAAAAGACTCTTATTAAGTTCTTTATGATTATCAATCGTATATTTGTATATTAAATTATTCATGTTAACCTAGTAAAGCAAAGTACAAAGATGCACCATTACTATTCGGAATATAAATCGGGCTGCCTACAATGGCACCTTGAGATGCCCCAGTATGATGAATACCGCCAGTAACAGTAAAATCTGTGGTTCTTGTTAATGTAGTATAATTTGAAGAACTTGACCCGATCCGACAAGTTGTCCAGTTAGTGTTAAGACTACTCCAAGATAATTTTAATCCACCACCGTCACGATGAGAATAAACAGTTAAACTATCTCCATCTAGACTCAAAGCTGGAGACATATTTGTTGCTTGAAAATAAACACTAATCTTTCCGCCAGGTTCATATCTAGTAACATCTCCATTCGAAGTGAATGTGTAAATGTAAGGTTGTGTCCCTGTTGCTTGATAGGTAAATGGCGACCTGTGATTATATGTAAATGGAGTCTGACTATTTACAGGACTTCTATAAGTGAACGGAGTCCTGTGATTATATGTAAATGGAGTCTGACTATTTACAGGATTTCTATAAGTTCCAGGCTGTCTTGCCTGATAGTTAAACGGAGTCTGACTATTTACAGGATTTCTATAAGTGAACGGAGTCCTGTGTTGATAGGTAAATGGAGTCTGACTATTCGCATTGTAAGGATACGGTTGTTGGTCGCTAGCAGCATACGGATACGTTGCTTGAGCTTGTCGTGCATATGTAAATGGAGTCTGACTATTAGCAATATATGGAGACTGACTGTTTACAGGATTTCTGTAAGTGTTAGGTTGTCTTGCGTTTGCGATATAAGGTGTCTGACTATTTACAGGATTTCTATAAGTGAACGGTGACCTGTGAGCGTAAGTGAACGGAGACTGCTGACTTGCATTTCCTTGTGCATCATATTGTGCAGTAATAGGAGCAGTTCCAATCGCAGGTTGTCTCGCAATATACTGTTGTTGAAAACTAGTACCAGTGTTTATAAATATTTCTTTAGACATAACATAATCTTATATGACGAACCATAAGTGTCCTGTCGCAGTACTACCAACACCGCCTGGTGCTGAATTTACAGTTTCGTAATCGAGTTCAATTTTTCCACTGTCAATAGTTAGTCCGTTTGCATGGTCTGTTTTTATTACTCCACTAGAACTGTTATAATCTATACCGTCTCCACCTGACAATGCGCCTCTAGCATCTGCTTGTGTAAATGTTGCAGCTGGGTTTGAGTTTGTCCATGAACCGCCTCCTACAGTAGTCCAAGATAATACTTGTCCCGAAGAGGGTGTTGCACTTGCACTTACGTTTGCTAAATTCTGAAGACTGTGTCCAGTTATAGCTGCAGTTGTCGAAGAAGTTGTCGCATTACCTGTTAAGGCACCAACGAATGTTGTTGAGGTTACACTGGTCAGACCTGTAAAAGTTGTCGCAGTAGCACCCAAAGCAACTGTAGTTGAACCTATAGTAACGTCATCGTTTGCTAATCCGCTGTTTGGTATATTTTGAAAAGTGTTATTCGAACCACTCAGTGTTTTATTGGTCACTGTTTGAGTAGAGTTTAAGTAAACACCATTTGTTACCGTGTCTGCATTACCGTTTAAGTCTCCAACAAATCGTCCACTTCCACTTGTAGTGACACTCTTATTGTTTGCAAATAACATATCACCTTCTGAGTATGTCTTACCTGCAAGTTGAATAGTGTATCCACTTTGTAGTTCTACTGTTTGGTTGGGAGAACCATCTCCATTTAAAATAATACCTGCATCATTAAGGTTATAAATTGTTTCAGCAGCTGTTTCTGTCCAGTGTCCACCACCACCAGCAGTACCATCAGAAGTCCCTAAGTATGAACCAGTAAATGCATAGACAATAACAATATCACCTGCACTCGCAGCTGCAGTCAAAACCATATTTGTATAATTTCCTGCAGTATCAGCACCAGTAATGTTAAAGTTTGTTCCTTCTATTAAATGAACACCATTTTTAAATACTTGAAGTCTATCTTTTCTTAATTTAAGGTGGTTTCCTGCACTATCAGCACCAGTAAATGTTGTTTGAGCTGCAGTTGCAGTATAAACAAACTCTTGAAAGAAGAATGCTTTATCTTCTAAACTATTAAGTGCATCAATTACTGTTGCAGTATTAGTTGTTCGTAGGCCAGTCTTGTCCCCTACATCTATTGCAAGTTCGTTGTACTTCTTTCTGAAGTCTTCTATTGTACTGAATTGGTCTACTGTTTTAGCCATTTACCTTCTCTATTAATGTATGTAATAAATTTTTAATTTCACTTACTTCATCCTTTAATGTATTTATCTCGTTCTTCTGAACCTTAAATGTTTCTCTTCTTCTTTTATGTAGTTCATAAGAACTCATATCGTTACTTACTATTGCAGTTGAACTCTCATCTCTAAGTAAATTTGAGTGTCCCTCTACTTGAATATACCGAGTCTTAACTGTTGCCATTATGCAATCGCAATACACCTAAGTGCAGATACCATTGGTACTACTGATGTATTTGTTCCTTGTCCTACTATTTTAATTGAGAATGCACTGAACTCGTTTAAGTCGTCTGTAGTGAACTCATATTCTTTAAAGTTTCTCGCATCTGCTTCTGTTGTTGTATCAGGAGCACCTGTAGTGTTGAAATACTTCCAACCCAAATCATCAAACGGTGTTTCGTCATCATTATTAAGAACTTTATATAAAACTTTTAATTCTGTTGTTGGTGGTCTAAAGAAGTCTGCTGTTACTCTCAGTCCTTGTGCAGGAGTCTTTAAAGACACTTTTCTAGTGATGTATGTCATAACATTACTATCACCGTCAGGTTGCGTAGAATCGATATATGTGGTTCCTGTAGGTACATCTGAAGAACTATCAATATTATTGATTCTGTTCATAATACCTAAACCACCAATTGTTGCAACATCTATAACAGGTGATATATTAGGATTATTGGAATATAATTGCAGTCCAACTTCAAATGATTTAACACCACTCATGTTGTTCGTTTCATTAATTGGTGATGCAATCACACTTGGGTGCGAGAACCATGAGTTATCATTTAACGTAATGGGTTTTGATGTAGTGCCTTTAGTGTAAACTGTTCCACTTATAGAACCTTCAGGTGAATACATTGGAGTAGTTTTAACTGTTGCACTTATCTTAGTTCCTTGTGCAGAAATATTAGGTATCATTGTGTGTAGTGTATCAAAGTAAAAATCTCTTGTTGCTGTAACACCACCAACAACTATTTGTTGATTGTAAGTGGCACTGTCAGAATCATCATCTTTAGCCCATTCCCTTTCTCCACCACCTACTGTTGATGCAGTTGCAGTGTAACCAGTTTTAAAGTTGTATGCAGACAATGAAGGAGTTACGCAGAATGTATCTATTCCGATATTCTTCAATGCATTGAATGATGCGTTTATAGCGTCAACTGGCATTCCACCTAGTGTATCACCAACTGAATTTATTGCAACAGCTAAATCACAAGCACCATTATAGTTTGTACATACTGCGTTGTTATCAGTTGTTTTGTATCCTGAGCCAGGATTTGTGATTTTTGTTACAATAGATGAACCTGAACTTGATACTACAATTTCAACCGTCATACCCGAACCTGATCCACCTGTAACTGCAGGAGTATATGTTCCGTCTGCAGGAGTTCCGCCACTGTTTGTTGCAGTTATTGTTAATACTGAACCTGTAGTGTCCCCTTTTACATTTGCAATTGTAGTGCTTGAACTAGTGTGATACATACCGTGTGAGTAAGCATAAACTTTAACATAGTCTTGACCTGAGAATGTTTGTATTGGATTATCTTGTATTATCTGAGTAGGTATGGCCGCATTGTCAAAAGAGACATAAGGAATCTTAGTTGTATCAAATACACATCGTTTCAAATGGAATTTTAAGTCGTCTGTTTGTTCTGCAGTCCATGTACTGTTATTTTGTGATTTAAACAATGAACCTGCGTATGGTTGTTCTGCGATTGTTTGTCCTGTTGCAAGGTCTTTCTCACCCATTCTTGATACAAAACAGTTGTACGAATCTGAGTTAGTGTAAACTACGAAACAATACTCGACCCCATCGTCCAAGTATACAGGTGATTCGAAAGTAAATGTTGTTGCAGTTGAACCATCTGTTGAAGTGTTGACATCAGCAGGATTCTTTGTTATAGTAGAGAATGGTACTACTACATTTGCAGGATAACCATTATGCATTGTTCTGATTTCTACAGAAACAGGCAAGGTGTCATCTTTAGTTTGGAAGTATAAGTCTACTGAAGACATAAACATACCACCAGTTGAATCTATTAAGAATGATTGTGCAAGTGGGTCTCTCCAACCTCTCATTTCTCTGAAATCCATCCATCTATCAGGTTCCCATAAATCCATTTCATCAAGAGCTCTGCCTGGGCCACTAGGTGGGGCAGGCGGGAACCCACCACCTGTAACTGGATCAGGTTCCGTTGTATCAACTGGAATTGGTGGTGCATCTTCGTCTACTGGGTTTACGTTTATTGATTCCCCTCTTGAAATTATGTCTCTTTGTTCATTCATTTGTTCGTAAACAACTCTACCATTTCTTGTAGAAGTAATTTCGGTTTGAGACGATTGCAATAGTCCTTGTGCTTGATAAACTTCAGCACAAGCAGATGCAGGGTTAGGTAAGTTATAAAAACTTGAAGTTACTCTCATTTCTCTCATACCAGTTGCAAAGCTTTGCGTAGGATTATTAGGTAATTCAAAGTATGCTCTTATTCTACCTGCTCCATCTGTTTTACAATGTGAACCAACTGAGGTTCCATTGTCTTGTGAATATGTTGTACTGAAAGGTCTAACATATGCATTTACATCTATACTATCAAAGAAGAAGTAATGGTTTGTGTTTGGTTTTAAGTTTTCACCGTCAAGTGTAATTGTTCTTGCTCTACAGAAAGGAATAAGAGTAACACTTACTATTCTATCCCCTCTAGTTTCAACAAAGTCCTCTACGACACTTGTTGTTACACCTGTTCTTGTTTGTGTTTCTACAGTTTCAGTAATCTCTCTAGTTACTTCTTCACCTGCTTGCCACTCACCACCTTGTGTTGGGTCTCCTGACCAAGAACCATTTGAAGTTGACTGAACTTCAGTTGATACTACAGTAGGTTCTCCGACCCATGTTGTTTGCCATGCGTTCCAAACTGTTCCTAATGAATTTTCTACTGTAGACTTAATTGCATCAAAGTTACCTTCTCTGTTAATTCTTACTTCAGGAAGTTGTGTAGTGTCATGCCATATATCTGTTGCAGGCGATAACTTAAGTGAACCCATGAATGAGAATACACTATAAGGGTTAACATTACTTATTCTAGAAGCTTTATCTGCGTGTACAAAGGTTGATTCTGTATATGGTAGTGTAATTAAATCACCAGTCTTCTGATAACTGGTAGAAGAAGAAGTGTTTAACTCAATGTCAAAGAATGATTGATAAGATTGTGGTCTCATTGCACCCGCTTTAACATCTATCGCACATTCGTAATCAGGGTGGGTTACATCACCAACCCTATGTCCTCTGAAGTTATCCACTAGGAAACCTGATTTAAATCTATCAAATCCGTCTCCATCTAAAATCTGTTTTGTTTGAGTGTCTCTTTCTAGTAAAGATAGAGAAGTAACTCTTTCTAGGTTAGTAACCCTGTTATTAATTCTACCAATATCACTCATGGTAAATCTACGGTGGTCTTTAGACCTAATTCTTATGTTCTTTAAATTCTTTGTGAAAGGTGGAATGTAAAGGTCAAACATTTCAATACTGTCATCGACTGATTTTGGTTTAGTTGGTGATAATGCAGGTGTTCCTTCCGATATTTGGAACTTACCTGATTTATGTAAGAACACTTTATCATATCTACCAACGTAGAATGATATATCACCCACCACACTTGACCCTGATACTGGCATATCGTTTGTGTTTGTATTAGTCTCAGCAATACCTGTTCTTGCACCTAAGAAACTTCTACCTGTAGTATACCCGAATGGTGAGTAAACAGCACCGTTAGTGCTATGTGATAGGTCTACTGGGTTTGTTACGTCTTGTGCGTTGTTAGAACCAAAAGTAGTTGTTCCAATAATTTGTCCTACAACTGGTCTAAAGTCAACACAATCTGAAAGTTCAAATGTTCCATCAGGTTCTAAACCACCTAAGTCCACTCTACTTGGTGAATATACTGGTATATCTTTATATTCTATCGCATTATATGAAGATACATCAAAGTAATCTCCTGCACCTGAAGGTGTGAAATAATCAAATACTATTAGAATTTTATTATTTGGTTTTGGAGCTCCAGTCTTTAATGTTAATTTCCCAATGTCATAGTATCCGTCTCTTTGACCATTGTCAAAGAAGTATCTTGACATAATATTTTGTCCACCTGCAGTTACATTACTTAATGTTGCAATTGCATTTGAAGTCTGACCAACCACATTTTCAGTATTTACTAATGTTCCTGAGATATAGTAGAAGTATGTTGTTCCACCAGTTGCAATAATAATTGCGTGTGCGTTAGAAGTTTGACCTATAACAGTTTCATAGTTTACAAAAGAACCTGAAGAAACTGTAAATGTTGCACTTGGTGGTAATGGTGTAGTTGCACCACCTGTTGCTTCATAAATTCCTCGAATCTTATGTACGTCTGCAACACCTAGTGATATTTCTTCATCGTCATATGCAGTTCCGTAGTATCCATTGGCAACCCTATTACTTTCTACTCCAAGACATCTTGCACTTCTTAATGTCTTACTTCTTGAAACTGGGTCTACAACATTTGCAGTATATGTAATCTTAAGAACTGCATCATTATTGTTTACGTTTATATTACTAACTGCTAATGTTTGACCTGAACCACCACCTGAACCACTTACGTTTGTGGTCATATCTTCTATGTTTAGAAGGTCTCCTTTAGAGAAACTTCCACCAGCTTTCTCTTCTGCAACTGCGATTGTAAAGTTATCAGTATTTAAAGCAGCAAAAGTTCCGTTACTAATTGAAATTGAGAAAGCACCTGAACCAATCTCTACAGTTGTTTGTCTTCTTATTTGTATTGATTCACCATTGTGGGTTTTAACCCAATCTCTTGGCCATGATGCAATTGCAGCTGTTTGGTCTTGATTGAATACTCTTACCCTTCTTCGTGTACAATTTGCGTTGGTAAGGTTATTACCAGTTCCACCAATAGTAGCGGCTATATCACTTGTTATTGATGCAACCACTCTTTCAACAGGCGGAACTGCCCCATCCATAATGATGTCGCCTTCTTTAAGTTGTGTAGTAAATTTTGTTCCGAAACCTGTAAGAGCAGTATTACCAGTAATAGTACAACTACCTGTTAGTGTATTGTCTTGGTCTGCATAAATGTCTGCAGTAAAGATTTCTCTTGCACCATTAAGAGGTGTTTGTGTAACTGACCTTGCACGGTCAATATTATATGTTCTAACTGCAGTAACGTTTGCGATTACAGCAGTATCGTTTTTTCCGACTGCTGATATAGCATCTGCAGCTGTAAATGTTCCTACAACGTCATGAACTAATATAGATGCAGCTCCAGCGGAAGCTGCAACTGCGACTATCCCTGTTGCACCTGAAATAGAACCTACAACCTTATCACCTACAGCAAAAGCTGCAGTTGCAGTTGTACCTGTAATCTTTGTAAACATCTTAATATCGAAAAGGTACAGTTGGTGTCTAGATGCATCAGTATAAATTCCTGAAGAAGATGTACCAGTATCTAAATCGATATTTCTTACTCTTGCAAGTCCAATCTGACCTGAAGTAGGTTTAGTTCCACCTACAGGACTGGTCACTGGAATTGTAGAATCCCATATCTCTATTGGTTTAAATGGTTCAGTACTATCTTCTCCACCCTCATTTCCAAACTCAGGAAGTGAGTGTGCATTTTTAATCTTAATGTAATTACCTATTCTAACAGGAGTATTTGCGTTGTCTAAGCTTGTTGCATCTCTTGCTTTCTTAAATGCAATTGTTGATGTTCCAACTTTATCAATCTCATATCCTTTAACATATGCTTTACCTGGCGACACTTGCATAACAAATCTATCTTCAGTTCCACCATTTACTTTAGTGTAGAAACCTCTGTTTGTAGTGTCGTCTAAGTGTTCTCTTAAACTATGCGTGAATTGTTGTGTAACGAAATCACCACTCGCATCGAATGTTCTTCGTGCCATTGTGTTTTCGATTGCACCGTAAATTGGTTTGTTGATTGCGATTTCAATAATACCTTTATTGACTCGAATCAATTCAACGAAATCTGTATCGTCTGTAGTAGTAAGTGAGTACTTACTTAATGCTAACTCTATTTTTAATCTATCTGCACCTGAAGAGTTCTCGTTTGAAGTACCTTGTGAATTATCTAATAGAGAAGTATCAGATACTTCACTGATTAGTGATTCTTTAATAGTAAGACCTATTCTATATGAAGGAGCTCCTGAATATTTTTCTAAGATAAGTTCTTGTGCTGGAACCTTGATAAAGAATCCTCTTATGAATATAATACCTTCTTTGATATTTGCAACAGAACCTAAACCATTTGGGTTGTCTGCATCTGTTTTTGCTTTAACTTCGAACTCATTTTTATTTGCTGTAACAACACTAGGTGTTCCAGTTGCACCCAAAGTAACCTCTTGTATTTCTTCTACAGGTGTAAATGTGAATGAGTTTTTAGTATCTGTTCCTTGTCTTACATATTTTACAAAAAGAGTAAGTGCATCATCTGAAGTTTCTGCAGACGTTGTCATAACTTGTGCAACAACACCTGAAGTTTTTCCTTGATAATATTTTCCTACTGATGCAGTTCTATATGTTTCTGAGTTTGCATCACCTTCGGCATTTGGGTTTGCAGATTTAACCTTTACATAATAGAGTTCTAAATCAAGTCCTGATTGACAACCTTGAACAATAGACCCTTCTTTGAATATATGGTCTCCAAATCTTTCGATTTGGTTTTGAAGGATAGATTGGGATTGTATTAATTCACGAGACTGTAACGGTCTACCTGAACGATATAATACCTTATGGAAGTTCTTGTCTTCCGAAAAATCGTCATAATAGGGGGATACATTTAAATCTGTCTTTTCAGTCATATTCCTTAACTCTAAATTTTAGTTAACAGGGGATTTACTCCCCTATAATTACATTTCAATGATTAACTTAATGTCTTCGATTTGGTCTGCCGCTCTTGTTACTGCACCCCTATTCTCGATATACATTATCTGTCCTGAATTTTTTACTAATTCAGGGAAGGCTGCATTCACACTTGATACAGTTCCTTTGTTTGAACTTCCCAAGAAAACATTATTTGTAGCTGCAAAGTTACTAAATCCACCTGCACTATCAGCGATAGGTATATGAGAAACTACATTTCCAGTAATAGAAACTATTCGAGAATTTTTAACACCTGATGCATCTGCGTTTGCACTTCTAATAACATCGTCAACCGATAAGCCTGATGCATCTGATACAGTCATTTGGTGATAAGCTGCTAGTGAAGTTGCAGTCGCAACTGTTGTTCCAGTTGAGAATGGGTCTTGAAGTAAACCAATTCGTCTGAAGTCGTTATCAGTTGGGAAATCTCCACCACCTTCACCGAACTCTAATCTTGAGTTTACGATAACGTGGTTTCCACCCATTTCTTGTATTGGGTCTGCACCGTGTCCGTATTGAGGTGATATTACAACTTTAACTGTTGCACCATTACCACCACCAATTCCTGATAATCCTGTCGTAGTTGTTGCAATTATTATTTGTGCTTCTGTATATCCTGTTCCAAAAGCTGCATTTGTTCCTGTAAATGTAACGTGGGTTACTTTACCACCTGCGATAACAACAGTTGCTTTACCACCTGAACCATTACCGACTACTGCAACTTCGTTATAAGTGTTGTTATTGTAACCTGAACCTTCATTGGTAACAATTGCGTGGTGACAACCACCATTTACTGCACCATTCTCAACGTCCCATTGTGAAGAACCGTCATTTGTTGCAGTTGTTCCTAATGCACCACTAGCACCGTCTACTGTAGCCAATGCACCGATTGTTTTAACTGGGATAAAGTCATTAGTTACGAATTTAATTGTATCTGAGGCAGTTACAGTATACATATATTTCCAAAGGTAACCATACATGGTAGCACCAGTGTCTGAGGTTTCAACTAATGCAGTTGCACTGGTTCCTGTTGGTTTAACAGTTGATGCTACAGTTGTACCACCAGTTGCTCTTCCTGTTCGAATACATTTATAAACATGATACTCATCAGTCATTACATAGAATCTTGATGCGTATAAAGATGTTGCAGAAGTAGAACTAGATGTGTTAGATGCACTAATGTCATGTGCATACTCATCATACTTAACTCCTGAAGTCCAATCGTATCTTGTTAATCCATGTGACACATCAGCAGTACCAACTTTTTTCAATGCAGTCATGTCTGCCCATGCATCAACTTCCTCTGAAGTTCCGTTAACTGGTGTTGGTGGTGAAGTGTCTGTCGGCCACGAATGTGAACGTCCTATAAACACATATGTTGAAGAAGCACTTTCTCCAAAATCTTCTTTGAATTGTTTAGCGTTATGTACTCTAAACTTTTCGGTAATAATTGCTGCCATTTTTCTAATCTCCTCAGATATTTATAATACTATTTATGCATTATTGTTATTTATAACATTAGGCAGACTTAATGTATGCGCTATATGTAATATTTGTTCTTTTTCTTTCTTGGTTTTCAAATTCAGGGATAAACATATTCGGATAATACTCTGTTAAATCCTGCATTCTCAATCCTTCAGGTTTTGAATCCTCTCTCATTAGGAACGAACTACCTGCACTATTGTAATCCGATTCACCGAAAGGTATTCCGTCTTCTAATGCAATGTCATCTCCATGTGTTCCTGAATTGCTTGCAGTTCCATTTTCCTGTTTAAATAGATATGCAATGTTATAAGTCTGTTGACCTGTAATAGTATTTAGTGAACGAAAAGTACTTCCAAAAGGAACATATGAAGTTATTCCAACCTCTGACATATCCTCTTGAATAAAGACTTGTTCTGTTTCAGATACTACTCTATCTCCGTCTTCATAATATAAACCACCACTTTCTAATTCTATACTTCTTTCTGTTGTGAAGTGTGTTATTTCTAAAGTTGTGGTTGCATCTTCTAAACATATTAAATCACTTCCGTCTTCACCTAAAATTCTTTCACCAAACTCTCCTTGATGATATACATTTTCTGCAAGTCTGTCGTCCATTCTTAAATAATTTGGTACAGGTTCGTCTAATATCAAACCACCGTCTTCTAATATTAAGTCTTCTTCAACTGGTGTGTTTATCTGAATAACCTTGCCTTGGTCTCTAGGTCGTTGTTCATTTTCTATGACCAACCAATCATAATCTTTATTTGCAATGTTCAATACTGACATCACGTTGTCTAGTCTTGGTGAACTCTGAGCTCCATATACAGTTGCAAAGGAATTAATAACATTAATGTTCCAATGACGACTTCTCATCATAGAGTCGTACATTTCTGTTCCTTCACCAGTCTGAATACCGTCAACCATTGCGAATGATGATACTGCGTTACCTGTTCTTGGGTCGGTGTTATATGCAGGTTGTCCTGCCTCTCTTAATAAAGCGAATACGTCAAGTGCTGTTATAAAATCTTCGCAGTCAACAGTACTTCCGTCTTCCATTAAGAGACCATGATTATCTTCTAATAATATGTTTTCTGCAATTGTGTATATCTTAGTAGTAGTTCTCTTATATGTAATCGCTCCTTGTTCGGGTGCTTCTTCTAATACTATATTATGTCTCATGTCATAATGCGACAATTCAGAAGTTGGGTTTCCGTCCTCGTCTAATACATATGTTTCATGAGAACTTTCTAACATTATTTCTGAGACATCGTCTCTCAGTAAACTTTCTTCACCTTCTAAAGAAAAATTATATGATGGTTCTGCATTAATAACAATAACAGGTCTGAATGTAGAAGTCATTGCACTGTCTATATTTTTTTGAATCGCAACTTCACCAAATACAATATGGCCTGCAGGGTGAAGTAAGTCTTTTACAATACCTCTCCATTTGTTAATTGACTCTCCGACCTTGACAACGTATGAGTGAGTTTGATATAGTAGACCGTCTTGGATTCTTGATGCGTTTGCGTTAAGTGTTCCATAATCTCCGACTATTTGTTCTTCGATTATACCTTCACCTGCGTACAATCCTCTACCGTCAAAGTTATTTCCCTTTATAGTATAGAATGAATCAGCTGCGTTGAATGTAACTTTCTCGTTGTCATAGAACTGACCGTCTAAATCTCTATAAGTTAGAATGTGTCTATCT